GAGTCCCGAATAAAGCCATGGATCTCGTTATGAAGTATTCTCAAATGGAAGACCTGGATCCAATGATCAAGATGGCTGAGTTGGGTCAAACCTAAGGAGAGAGGTTTGTATGAAAAAAAATCCACACGCAGTCGCGCTCGGAAGAAAAGGGGGCAGCATGACTTCAGAAAGCAAAGCAGAAGCCGCCAGGAAGAACGGTAAGCTGGGCGGAAGGCCACGGGCTTTATCAGAAAATGTTGATCCTTTTGGAATTCCTGAACCCATCTCAGAAATGGCGAACTTGGGTCCAAAGCTAACTGGCGGACTTCCGAAAGTCATCCATATCTGGCATGAAGGCGAAGACGCTAAAGGTCCACATGGAGCTAGAGTAAAGGCGTCTTTCTATTCTGATCGGTTCGATAAAAAAAAGAACGTGTCGATTTCTGTTTCGGATGATCCGCAAGTAGTAGCACCCAAAGGATTCAAGTTCGGTCCGCAACTTACAAAGAAAGACTTTGCGGCGATTCGCGCCTGGATTTTGAAACGAAAAGATAAATTGTTGAGATATTGGATTGATTCTTCAATTACAGTTGATGAAATCATCTCAGACGAGCCTGCCGAATCTTAAGTCTACTTATCAATCACGACATAATACCGAGCGGCTACTAACCCCAGATGCTTTTCGGGATCTCCTGATCTCGATCGCATCACATGAGCGAATGGAAGGTTTGAAATAATGACTGACGAACAGAAGGACGACTACCGGAAGCGGTTCCAAGAAGGTCAAACCGACCTGATCATGAGTTTTAAAGAGGCCATGACCTTGGTAGCGGGCAAGGCGATCAGCGACCTCTACCAAAACATTGGGAACTTCGCCGTCGATGACGCGCACATCAACTTTTACAATCTACTCCGAGAGGAGGCTCGCGAAGAATTCCGCGCGGAGATCGCCGGCAAGTATGGCGTCTACTCTTGGGCGCATGGGATTCGGATGGACTTACTCAAGAATCACAAAGATGAGTTGAGCAATAAGATCGTCGAAGACTTACAGGAGAAGGTCGCGCAGCTAACGGACCGTTTACGTCAACTGGAAGAGCGCCGGTATTGAATACTCCTAATGAGCGAATGGAAAGGAAAGCAGATGACTAGCGGCTGGGTGTTCGACATGGTTCGTACTCTGAAAAAGTTCTTTAGAGAGTATCGCGATAGTGTCGCGGGGTGTTAGCGTGACTATTTACGGTTGTGGTGAGGCTTGGGGCTCGGGCACGGGCGAGGGCATGGGTTGGGGCAGGGGTTGGGGCTCGGGCGAGGGCGAGGGCGAGGGCTGCGGGGTGTTAACGTGATTATTACTGAAAAAATACCTAGCTTTGAAGATTGACCTGGGTGAGCGAGTACGAGAAGGGTCCGGACGATGCGCCACTCGTGAAAAAGACAAGATACGTTGATGAGTCATAAAAAAATGGGCCAGACTCTTGCCTGGCCCATGTGACTTACTTGGCAGCAGGAGCTGGGGAAGCGACTGGCGCTGGAGCAGCTTTCTTTGCCTTCTTCGCTTTTTTATGGTGATGGCTTTTCTTGGCCTTGTGTTCAACCTTTGCAGGCTGAGCGACCGGAACAACCTTCACTTCTTCAGCGAAAGCAGACATTGCGAAACAAAGAGCGATAACAGTAATGATCATTTTCATAAGAGATCTCCTTGCTATCGTCTTCTCACTTTTCTAGCCGAATACAAGCAATGCGACAGTGTCGCAAATCACCACAGCTTGAATTCCATCGAGGTGTGAACGTCTGGGCTCATGCTCCCTGGAGCATAAGAGCAATCAGCGCCAACGCCGATCCCCAAGGTGAACTGTTCATGGAGTTGCTTTTTGAGGTCGAGCTTGCCGCGTGCCCAGTTGTCGAGCACGGCTTGCTGATTGGCTGACCTGCCAGTGGCGATCCAAGTATCAAGTGCCACCCCAGCAAGCAATGGCTGATAGATCCCCAGCGAGATGATCCCACCCACCTGACGTTGGTCAAGATAGTAGCGTGGCTCAACCGTGATCTTCCCACCGGCCACGGCGTTCAATGAAAATAGAAATGCGAAAGCGATCAGAATGTTTTTCATAGAGTCCCCTTTGCAATAATACCGAGCGGCTACATCCGGAGGATGCCGTTGTACAAGAGAAACGAGATGGCCTCTCGGGACTGAACCCGGAACTCATCCTTACGGGTTTCAGGAATTGATTCCCAAGACGGTTGCTGAACTCCGGTCGCCCGATGGTACTCTACAGGGTAAACTCCATTCTCATGGTAATAAATAATCATCGCTACCTTCTCGATCACTTCGTGCCTATCCACTGGTGATTCTTTCTCCATTGGCTCTCCTTTGCCGTTGGTCCTCGATCTCGATACTCGTCTCTTCACCTGGACGCTTCTGATAGAGGGTGGAGTGAGGGCCGGTCAGCTCCTCCTCGGGTCGTTCTGCGGTGTAATAATACAGAGCGAGTGACTTACGGGTACGGTCCACCGGACAAGTCAATGGATGCGGATGCCCGTGGTAACTCCAGCTCGTGGTATTGAAGCAGACCATTCGATTGAAAAGCGGGGGGATCTCGCCCTGGCACCGGGCCATGTCCTTATCCCAAAGCTCTAAATTACCGCCGTAAGAGGGCTCCCAATCCTTATTGAGATAAAGGATCACGTTGATCCTGCGGTGAACGTCCAGGTCTTTGTTCCAGTTAAAGTCCGCGTGAAGATCAAGCTTTCCACCGGGTACGATCTGATGAAGACCCCCGCCTCTGTAGTGCGGATCCGCCAAGAGCTTTGGAATCCCGGTGAGTTTTTCCAGAAATTTAATGAATCGTGAGGAGTTCATCTCGCACAGGATCAGCTTGATCGACGTAGGCAGGTCATGCACGCGATCAAATGCCAGCTTCTTTTCGAAATGATTATTGTAACTCCACCAGTCCGCGCTCGGCTCCGGAAAGTCATTGAGAACTTTATGGAGCTTTCTGTCGTCAGCAAATTCTTCCATTACAATATGTGGGAAGGGCTTGGCCTCCTTGTAGAGAGGTGAGCTTACTTCAGCCCGAGCATTCAGTTTGTCGTAATCGAAGTATCCGAACATGTAGTTCTCCTTGACTACGAATTGTAATATTGGTTGAATCTATATCCAAGCAAAGATTGAAGTGTCACACTATATTATGGCACTACGGGTTTGCCCAAGCTGTCACGTCGCAGTCCTCATGGATCGGTGTTCCTATGAGCGAGACTTGCGACCTGAGTGGCTTGGCTGGAAAAAATGTTGCTGTTGCGGATACTGCGAAAAATATGATCTTCCGATTCAAGATTCCACTCAAGCCAAAGCAGAAGAAGAACTCGCGCCCGATCTTTGTAAATAAAAAGACCGGAAAACCTTTTATAGGAAAAGACTCTTCTCTTCGAAAATACGAGGAAGATTGCCTTCTTATTCTGACTGCTCAGAAAAATGTTCTGGGCCTCAGGGATCCCATCACAGTACCCGTGCGGATGAAGTACATTTTTGAATTCATCGCCGAATGTCCCGCTGACGGAGACAATTTAGAAACCGGTACGAACGATGTAATCCAGTCGGCGAAGATCTTAAAGAACGACAAACAGATCAAAGAAGCTCACTGGATCATCCAAGAGCATACCGGTCGAGAGCAAACTCTCATTGAGATCGAAGTCCCAGAAAAAGAATCTCCTACTGACGCGATGGGGTTTCTTCGGTCTATACTCAAGATTTGAACCCCGAATAGGCCCAACCCATGCCATCGCCCGTGCCATCGCCATCGCCCGCGCCATAGCCGTGAACAGTCACGTTAACACCCCGCAGCCATCGCCCGAGCCCGAGCCCGTGCCCCTGCCCCTGCCCCAACCGTATCCCGAGCCATCGCCCTTGCCATCGCCCGAGCCCTCGCCCGAGCCCGTGCCCGCGCCCATGCCCGAGCCCTTGCCATCGCCCGCGCCCGAGCCCCAACCCGATCCCGTGCCCGTGCCATAGCCCGAGCCCGAGCCCCAACTCGTGCCCCAACCCGAGCCCTCGCCATCGCCCTCGCCCGAGCCCGAGCCCCAACCCGAGCCCGTGCCCATGCCCATGCCATCGCCCGTGCCCGAGCCCCAAGCCTCACCACAACCGTAAATAGTCACGCTAACACCCCGTGGCCATCGCCGTATCCCGATCCCTCGCCATAGCCGTAGCCATAGCCCCAACCGTATCCCGAGCCCGTGCCCTTGCCCGTGTCATCGCCATCGCCCTTGCCATCGCCCATGCCCTCGCCCGAGCCCGTGCCCGCGCCCGTGCCCCAACCCATGCCCTCGCCCGTGCCATCGCCCTTGCCATAGCCCGTGCCCTGGCCTTGAATAGTCACGCTAACACCCCGTGGCCATCGCCCGAGCCCGAGCCCGTGCCCTCGCCCGAGCCCTTGCCCCAACCGTATCCCGAGCCCTTGCCCTCGCCCGAGCCCTTGCCCGTGCCCGAGCCGTAGCCCGTGCCATCGCCCGTGCCCTCGCCTTGAATAGTCACGTTAACACCGACCGCAACTTCTGCGCCCAATCCCCGCCGATAGGTAGAAACTCTGCCAAAGTCATTGTAGTGGACCGATCTAGTTTGTGTAGCGCTAAGAACGTATCACATCCGCTGGAACACGCGCCCGTTAACAGGCGGAATTCCTGCACGGTGATTTTACGTGTTTCAACGACAGGACGAATTTCAGCCGCAAGTGCCTCCATTTTAGGCCGTTTTATGGGGTCCTTCCAGATGGCGTCACCGATCGCCTCCGCTTCTGAATTACCGTGGGCACAGAAAACGCTATCCGCAAGATTCGCAAAAAAAATCGTCTTCCCCTGCGACAACCACGACTCGATCGTGTGACCGTCGGGGGTTATCCGCGTTTTAATCGTCGCTCCGGCGTCAATAATGTGCGTTATCCCGTCTCTAAATACTTCGGCCATTTAATCATCTCCTCTAAAAGGTCTAGACGTTATTTAACCGGATAGGCCATAACCGACGCGTACGCGTGCGGGGTCATTTCGTCGATCTCTAAACCGGGTGGATTGATGATACAGACACGCGGGACCTCTGCCCCAATGTTATGGATGGCGTCTTCTTTAAGGCCGTTTGCGGCTACGTCGCTGATCGAGCCGGTCACATCGCGAGTATAAACACGCCAAAGTCTCCGCACGCGCGTGATGATAACCATGCAACCGTCAATCGACTCAACGGTGCCCACATGGAGGCCAGCTACATTTGCTCTTACAATTACATTTTTCCCAACCATTGGATGCGTCGTCATAAAATTTCCTCTTTCTTTGGTATTTATAGAATACCCTAAACCAATATAAAATACAAGTACTTTATATTAATATTTTTAATTATGTTTTAAGTATCCGCAAATACTAGTAAGATCACGTTCATATGATGATGAACGCACGTAAGATCGATGACCGTCTTAAAAAGTTAAAGAGCGAACTCAAGAAGCAAAAAATTATGGTGTACCTATCCAATGATATGTACGCGGACTTTAAGTCTCTCTGTGCGCGCAAGGACTTCTCGATGAATGAGGTCATCACCGCGCTGATCCGCGAGTACACGGACGACTCGTCAAAAAAATGATGCGACATCTTATTAGCAAGTATCAAATTGGTGACGGATGCAAGCCATTCATCATCGCAGAAGTGGGATCTAACTGGACAACCCTCGATGACTGCATTCAGTCGATCTCAAGTGCCAAGCTGTGCGGTGCGGATGCAGTGAAGTTTCAGGCATTCAACTATGACGCGCTTTACGGCCCTGGACTTATGCCTCTCGTTAAGGGCCACAATCCGAGTCTCCCACTTGCCTGGCTACCTAAGCTGAAAGATTGGGCAGACACATGTGATATCGAATTTATGTGCTCTGCATTCAGCCCTGAATTAGTTGAGGCCGTGAATCCTTACGTGAATGTGCATAAGGTCGCATCCGCTGATTTGTCGCATGTGCGGATCTTTACAACGGCATCCTCCGGATGTAGCCGCTCGGTATTATTGCAAAGGGGGCTCTATGAAACCTCAGTCCCTTTGCAATTAATCAGGTGACGGGGAAAACGGCTATGCGTGCGGTCAAGGCAGGTGATACAATCAAGCCGGGGCAGTGCATTTGACGGCCTTCGTTCAGTAGGGCTACACGAACCCGTCAGAGCACAGCAGTAAGCTTTGACCAACTTACAGCCTCACAACTAATGTCCGGCTTCGACTAGCTCGGATCTGATCGATTTCATTGATCAGGCCTCCCGAGGATTCTTTGCCGCGACTGTTACAGGAGCATTGGGATGTCTTCGACTAATAAGAATCTTAGATTAATTAATCAACTTTTTTGCAACCCGTCATTCCATGTCGGCAAGGAAAGCCTTGCATACATCGTCCGGGACATCATCAACATGAATTGGTGGAATACGTCCGGCGTATTGCTCGGGTATAAAAACAACAAACGGATCTGCGCCGACTTTACTGAAACTCAAAAACGAATCGCCGTGCAGCTTAAAGAATTCTACCGGGCCAGGCGCATCGGGATTAAGCGGGAAGATACGTTTAGGCGCGAGATACGCGGAGTGATTGACGGGTCTATGTCGGTGTCCCAACAGCTCTCTGCTTACTCTATGCGGTCGCGGGCTAACCCGTCTCAATATTTTTTTGATGCATCCGGGGATATGACCTGGGTCGATTGCACGTCGCGTGCGACGTATGCGGCTAAGTACGTATATCAAAACGGATACGCCGATTTCGACGGCAAGTGCCGATTACTCGGTTGCACCGCGATTGTTGAGGCCATCCAATTGGGGACTTGCTGTGATCTCGGTGTCACCTCCTATTTTATTGAGGGTAGTAATAGCGTCAAGGCGGAGATTTTCTCGCAACGCACCGAACAGTTCACGGTCGCCGAATGGGCTAAAAAGCTCGGTATCATCGTGCTGCCAGAACGGCATTGGCTTTTTGAGGAAATCAAAAACGTTAGGACCGATCCCTTTAAAAACTACGAAAAACAACGAGTGTTACTCGGGGACGCACAGGGTGTTAACGAGGTGCTCTATGGATTTCGAACTTCCGCAAGCGCCGCAAGCGCCGCAAGCGCCGCAAGCGCCGCAAGCCACGCAAGCAACGCAAACGCCGCAAGCAACGCAAGCCGAGCAAGCGACGCAAGCCAAGCAAGCGACGCAAGCAACGCAAGCAACGCAAGCAACGCAAGCCACGCAAGCGCCGCAAGCTACGCAAGCCGAGCAAGCGCCGCAAGCGACGCAAGCAACGCAAGCCACGCAAGCGCCGCAAGCCGAGCAAGCCGAGCAAGCGACGCAAGCTACGTAAGCCGAGCAAGCGACGCAAGCCGAGCAAGCGGCGCAAGCCACGCAAGCTCCGCAAGCCGAGCAAGCAACGTAAGCGCCGCAAGCGATGCGGGATCTACTGGTTTTTTAGGGTTGAGCTGGGACGGGTGCAAAACGGCGATACAACAACCTGATGGGTTATTCTACCCGGCAGAATTCAGAAAAAACATTTTTGCAATTGCCGGGAATTGGAAAATAAACTCAGGCGTGGCTGGGCTCGCTCGCGTCGGATGGTTTGACCCATTCTCAGGCCATGGTACGAGTCCCCTGTACGCTAAACGCCACGGGATCAATTATCTAGGTTTCGACACTAACAAACGCGCGTTTGCCGAGTACCTAGACATAGTCAACGAGGAGTGCAGAGCGACGCCTGGCGCGGAGGTTGAAATTCGATGTAGCGATTCAACTCAGTTCGACGCGTCGCTCGTGGGAAAATTCGACCTCTGCTACACTAGTCCACCCTATTTCAACTTTGAGGAGTACGGCGGGAATACTGCGCATTTCTCGGGCTGTAACTCTTACGACGATTTTCACAGCCAAGTGACGGTTCCGGTTTTTAATAACGTCTATCAGTATCTCCTACCCGGCGGTACCCTGGCATTACAGGTAGAAAAGAATGATAGCGCCGTAAATAACTGGGTTCGCGTCGTAGCGGCCCTGGGATTTGAGCTGGTAAGCCAATCACTGACAGGCGGGGAGAGTAATAAATATTCCATGTTATCTAAACGTGACCAAAACCTGCTTATTTTTACACGACCTGGCGACTGCACACTCTTTAAATCCGGGTGAGTTTAAAGCGATGATCCTAAAGATTCAGGGGAAGAATGAATGAACCGGATCCGGACAAAAGGACATGCTCCCGTTGCCAATACGGAGAGCCGTCATTCAATTTGCTGTGGTGTGTTATCCACGAGATCACCGTTCGCTCCGATGAGACCTGCCATTCTTTCGAAAAAAAGTACGATTACAAATACGCGATGGATGCCGATGGCTCTTTAGTGGTGGTTAAAAAACCCTAGCGCGGCTACATTGACGTCCTCCCCGGCCTGAAGGCCTTTAAGGCCGCTTACGCGGCGGGGATTCCCTTAAGCGGCTTTCGCCGCTCTTAGCGAGTCACGCCCGAATCGAAGAATATTCAAAGCAGCGTTGACGTCCCTGTCGTGATGACTGTGACATTCGCTGCAAATCCATTCTCTTACCCCAAGACCACTTAGTCCGCTCGGCCCTGTCTTTTTGCGACAAGATGAGCAAGTGATCGTGGAGGAATTCTCATTCACTTCGTGGTAGTAGCCTGAATACCTAATGGCTTTATACTTCAGAAAACCTCGGATGACTCCGATCGAAGCGTCTGTTGAACTTTTTCCATTTCCTGACTGAACAAACTTTCCATTCACATCACCCATGAAAATAGTATGGAATTTTCTGGATGCCTTCGTAGTCTCCTTATGGATGTGATCCCTCCGTTTGTTTTTTATTTTTGCATGAATTTTTTTAACTTGTTTCGTTTTACGCGCTAGTTGCGCCTTAGCAAGCTTGTCTTCTAACTTCCTAAATTCCAAAGTATTCTCGATGACTGTACCATCACTAAATACCACCGATGTTTTTAAACCAGGGTCAGCCCCTGCCTCTTCAACCGTATGCTTGTGATCGATTTTTGAAACTTCACAAACAATATTTACATACCAATGACCTTGAGCATCTTGAGAAAATGACCCTGACAAAACTCGACCATCAATAGGACGAGATAGCCATAGTTTATAGCCATGACCTGAATAGGTGACATTTTTGCTTAAACGGTATCCAGCCTAGAGAACGTTTAGATCCCCGAGAACTCCTCCAGCGAAGTTTTCTTTTTTTGAACTGAATTCTCCTCAGTACATATTCCTCGCAAATTGCCTGAACCGTCACACTACTGATTCCGAGTAACCGTCCGAGTCTATGGGCAGCAGACACAAGTTAAGTGGACTAGGGTTGTTGATTTTATTTAGAGGCACATGATAACACTTTGTAATGGCAAAAATACTCACACCGTTACAGTTCCCCATCAAGCTTGAGGTGGGTACTGGTCAGAATCCAAATCCAGGATATGTACATCTGGATATCGATCCTGGCTTCCCTCACCTCGAAATCGTCTGCGATATGTCAAAGGAGCCGATCCCGGTGCCGGACAATTCGTGTTCCGATCTGCTCGCTAATCATGTGATTGAGCACATTCCGTGGAGGCAACTCCCCTTCATCATCAAGGAATGGTTCCGGGTTCTTCAGCCAGGTGGGAAGCTGTTCTTCCGTACTCCTGACTTGGAATTCATTTGCAGAACCTATCTCGAAGGTAAGACTACGAAGGAATGGCCTGGAGATGAAGCAGGAATGGTAGAAGTGTTTGGAGACTGCGGACCCTCGCAATGGGCTATAATCAAGCTCTTCTCGGGGCAAGACTACCCATCGAACTTTCATTTTCATAACCTCGATCTTCAGAGTGCTACAGATCTTCTTACACGTTACGGGTTTATTAATGTGAACCGAGTCTCTGTACTTCCTGTCTATTCTCCGGGTGAATTGCAGGTCGAGGCATTCAAGCCTTCATAAGATTACTCTTCAATCACTGCATTTCATTTCATGCCCAGTACACCCTGTGTATTGGGCATTTTCTTTTGACTTAGTTTCTAATTCATTCACAATTAATTCAATGCGCCATTCCTTACGTTCGGTCTCCCTCTTAAAACATAGGTGCAAAGGTGGATGCGAATGAAAGAAATTAAGCTGACTCATGCGGAAAAAGCCCTTCTTTCTGAGAAAGATAAAAAGTACGACGAACGAGCTACCGCTGAAGATTGCATCAACGATTTGCGCAAGCTTCAGGGTAAATTCCCACTCAAGCACATCACGAGAAACTTCTACCGGATCAACGGGAAGTTTTCAGACTCTACCTGGAACAGACATTTCGGGACCTTTTTAGAATTCAGACGGCAAGCCGCTCTTGAACTTTCTCGTAATCAACACGCCCTGGAGCGGAAGATCGCAAAGCACGCATCGCTCGATGTTTACCGCAAATTTTACCATGAAGAAGTTCTCCCTTATCACCAGAAATACAACTGGTCTGTGAAGCAAAAGGGAAGATTCAAGACGATCCTCGTGGGTTCTGACTTCCACGATATCGAAGTGGACGAGTTTGTCCTCTCTGTTTTCATCGATACAGCACGCAGAGTTCAGCCAGACGTGATTGTTTTGAACGGGGATATCTTTGACTTGTACGAATTCAGCCGATTCTCGATTGATCCTCGCCACGTTAAGATCAAAGAACGCTTTGACTACGTGAAGGACCATATTTTCGGAGCACTGAGAAAAGCTTGTCCCAAGGCTCAGATTGACTTGATCTGCGGGAACCACGAAGCGCGTCTACTTAAGTTACTCGCTGACAAGACTCCAGCCGTAAAAGTACTTCTGTCTGACGTGATGGGGCTTGGCTTGGCAGACATCTTCGGGCTCGATGACTACGGCATCAACATGGTTTCCAAGTTCGATCTCGCTGCCTGGAGCAATCCAGATATCAACGAAGAGATCAAACAGAACTACCAAGTCTATTACGACACCTTCATTGCCAGCCACTTCAAGGATCTTCAGTTTGGTCTTTCCGGAACCTCAGGCCACACCCATCGGCCAGAGCAGGTGACCTTCAGAAACATCCCCATGGGACGGCTTGCTTGGACTAATACGGGTTGCATTCATAAAGTGGACGCCGAGTATGTGGACGGATTCTGTGGTTGGCAGAACTCATTCATGATGGCAGTCGTGGACCGTGAAAAGAAAGTGGCTAACCATTCTCACATCATCATTCCTGGTGACTTCGTTATCGTAGAAGGGAAGCTTTACACGCGCAAAGAAACTGAATAACCGCAACAGAGGGGAGTGATCCATGGCAAAGAAGATTAATCGCGATGAAATTGATCGCCTCCACGACTACGGGATCTACATTCCTACGCGCACAATTTTCATGGGCTCAGAAAGCTACGACATCGAGCAAGGTGAATCTGGATGCGACGGCTTCATGGCTGAAAGAATTATCAAGAACCTACACGTTCTTGAATCGATCAGCATAGATCCAATCACCATTCTGATGAACAACATCGGTGGGGACGAGTACCACGGGTTTGCGATCTACGATGCGATCCAGGCTTGTAAAAGTCATGTCACAATCCGAGTGTTCGGGCACGCCATGTCCATGGGTTCTATCATCCTTCAAGCGGCGGACGACAGGATCATGGCCCCTACCTCTCGACAGATGATTCATTATGGAACATGGGGCATTCACGATCACGCAAAGACCACCCAGCAATGGGCAAAAGAAGGACAGAAGATCGACTGTTGGATGGAGCAAATGTACCTGGATAAAATGAAAGAGAAGAATCCCAAAGCAAGCCTGGGTCATCTCAAGAAGATGCTCGATCACGACACTTTCCTCACCGCTCAAGAATCTTGCGTGCTCGGACTGTGCGATTCTGTGAGCATTAAACAGGGTAAAGGCTGAGCCGAATTATTACATAAATTGAATTTGACACGACACAATGTAAAGGCTAATAGGGGCTCGGTAACTAAACGCATTACCGAGGAGTACCCAATGGATTTTAAATCAATGATCGAGCAGATGGTTAAAACTGAAGTTCAAAAAACCCTGACTCAGATCTTCTCAGGCACCGTGACTGAAGCCCCAAAGACCCGCAAGCCCTGGACCCGCCGCGCTAAGGTTGTCAAAACTAAGCGCATGGGTCGTCCTCCTGGGACCAAGAACAAGACTGACAAAGCTTCAAAACAGGCTTAATTTAAGCCTTATTCAAATTCAAAGCCCCCTGTAAATCCATGATTTGCAAGGGGCTTTTTTTATTTCTATAGGTCAATCTAGACACATTACAATATGTAATTCGTCTGGTATGATTTAAGTATGAGTATCGAACTACTTGTCCGGATGGGCGACCACCTCTACGCAATCGACCAAGTCACTGAGACCAACAATGTTGGTTTCAATAAGGGCGATCACAGCGGCTGGCCCATGGTGCGCGGCAACGGCCTGCGGATGACCAAGACTCTTAAGAAGTACCTCAAGACCCAGCTCATCCCTGTGTTCGGCGAAGAGGCCAAGGAAGCCGTCTCCCAGGTCTATACCGAAGAGGCTCAGGTCGAAGTGGCCCTGACCGGGCTCCCGGAGATTACTCCGACTTTCAACCCCGTCTTTGGATCCATCACGATGGAATACACCGGAGAAATTCCCAAGATCGTCCGCACCAAGTTCATCAATGTGCAGAAAAAATACGGACTGTGGTGGGACTCAAAGACAAATCGTAACTACATTCCACAACAAAATGTTTCTTCTTTCAATGTTTCTGGTTATCTTGAGGCCATGCAAAAACTTGGGTTCGCAGTCGCGAGCTTCCCGAAGCTGGACGAAAAGCCTGGTGCGCTCACTCTGGATCAGGCGCTGTCCGCTTTGGATTACAAACGGGCACGCAACCTGTTCGTCTGCCGAAAAATCGACGGGCATTACGAGTTCCGGTTCTCCTTCTCCCAGACATTGAACGATCTCTTCTCTAATAAGACTGGTAAGCTTACCGGGATCATGGAAGCCCGTCCGACTGACTGGGCTCGGATCACCAACTCTTTGGATCTCGCGATTGAAGCAATCGACAAAGCCAAGGCCCTGCTCCCGAGCTGGACCTTTTTCATCGACGGGATCGACCAGGCGAAAGCTGCTCACGAGGAGCGTCAAGCCCTTCTCACCGCTCCGATCCAAGGCGTGGTGGATCTCCTTAATCCTGACTTCACTCTCTTTCCGTTTCAGAACGAGTTCATTCGGTTCGTTGAGATGTCGGGCGGCAACTGCTTGATCGGCGCTGAGATGGGTCTGGGTAAGACGGTGATCTCTCTTTCATGGTCGGCTCTGAGAGATCGCCGCGTACTCGTGGTTTGCCCTAAGGTCGTTCGCCGCACCTGGATCAAAGAAGCTCAGAAGTTTTTTCCATCCGTCTTCACCGATTTCAACACGATCGAACTCAGCCCGAAGCTAATCAAAAAGGGTGGCCTCCCCGATCTTTCCAATATGAAAATCGCTTCAGTGAACTTCGCTTCATTGATCAAGTTCCTGCCTGCCATTCAAGCGGCTGGATTCGACACTCTCATTATCGATGAGAGCCACACGATCAAGTCGGAAAAGGCCCAGATCACCCAGACCCTTCACTCGATCTCAAGCTGGTTTAAGTTCAAGATCCTTCTCTCTGGAACCGCGATCAAGAACAAGAAGGACGAACTCTTCACCCAGATTGAATTGATTCGCCCTGGTTTCTTTGAGAGCAAGCAAGCCCTCAAGATGTCCACGATCGGTGGGACGTGGCACGCAATCCAAGAATTCTATAAAACCAAATCCAAACATGAGGTCTTGAAAGACCTTCCTCCAAAACTCAGTTCGATCATTGAGTTGGACGTGAAGAACTGCCCGGACTTCGTTGGGTCCATTTCTTTTGATGAGATCGCTGCGATGAAGGCCGATGTTTCGATGGCGAAAGCCGACGCGACGATTGAATTTATTGAAGAGCTTTTGGACTCCTCTGATTCCAATATCCTTGTTTTCTCGGACTCTGTTGAAGTGGCAAAGAAGATTCATGAAGCACTAGGTAAGCAATCTTTGCTCCATCACGGTCAGATGTCAGACGATGCTCGCGAAGCTGTGAAAACTTTGTTCCAGAGCCCCGATTGTCAGCAGAGAGTTTTTGTTTCGACTCGTCAGTCGCTCGCTGTAGGCGCTACTCTCACCCGCGCTGACAAAGTTGTCTTCAATGATTTGCCCTGGACTCCTGCTGACATTCGCCAAGCCGAAGACAGAACTCACCGTATCGGTCAGATCAATCCTGTCAACGTTTACTGGATCAAAGCAACGGGCAACAACTGGGACGAAAAAATCATCAGCATTCTGAAACGCAAGTACGACATCTCCAAAAAGATTTTGGAGGGTAAGCAAGTTTCCGCTGAAGAGCGCCAGTGGCTTGACACCCCACTGTCTGCAAAGAAGTTTGCCGCAAAGTAGAACGCAGCGTTAGATTATTTCTGTTGCTACAAATCGTAGTCTACTTTAGCTTCTTAAGATCAAAACATTTCTCGATGGGTGGAAATAAAAAAGGGACACAACGCAAATTGTGCCCCTTCAGATATTTTATTCCAACCCCGAGTATCTTACTTAAGGATCTACTCGATGCAAAACAGTTTACACGAATCAAACGTTACAGTCAAAGACTTCGCGCTCAAAAGGTTCACAAAAAGACCTGTGGGCTGCGATGGCAGGCAGCGATTCGACGGCATGAGCCGGACGACTATCGCAGTCTTTCTGACGCTCATGGATCACGTTGACGAGTACCATGCTGAGGGTTTGTTTTTCTCGCACGAGACCTTGGCGAAGCGATCAGATTGCAGTCGTCGAAGCGTGCAGCGTGCAGTGAAGGAATTGCAAGCTGCCGGGTACATCGACTGGCGATCTCGTGGTCGGACGTTCGATCCGAAAACTAACAAACCGCGAAATCTAACGAACAGCTATTTCTTCACAGCGAAGTTTCTTCATGCACTGCCTTACGATGTTCTCACGGGAGCGGAGAGAGATGTCGAGGCCGAGGAAAAAATGAAGAAGGTCCGCAACACGCCCATGACGCATGAGAGCTACACTGCGCCAAAATGTCCCAGGAACCCTAGAAGCTTATTACTTCGTAATAAGACACTGGCATCCGCTGACGCGGATTGCCAAAATCTTGGGGATTCAGAAGGGGTCGCCGGGGAAAATCTGAACGGGGATCCAACAGAAAATAAAATTTTAGAAAACACATCAACCTCGAAGACGGGGAAGGGGAACCCCCCCAGCGCCGCGAGACCCCCCCGAGAAAAGCAAAAACCGATCCACCCGGAGCTGAGAGACCAAAGCATGATGATTATCACTGCCATGAGGCGCAGGATGAGTCTGAAGGGCTATGTGGACAAGAGGTTCGATGACTATCAGTACCCAGACATGGCCAAGCTGATCGAGATCACTGGGAGCTACACGAATGCGATTCGATACGTCGAGTACGTCGTGGACAACTGGAAGATCCTGAGCCAGGGCTCAACCGGAGTGAAAGACTCCGCAAGACTTCTCTCGGCACCAACTCTGAATCAGATGCTCGCTTCATTCCGAATTCAAATCTGGTGGGCACGCTGCAACGGGATCCAGTCAAAAAAATCCATCGCTAGGCTTTCAAAAAATAAACTGGCCGAAGAAAGACTCAAGCGAGACCAGGAAAGAATCAACTCGGCTATTCATGAGTTTCAGCGGATGGCGGAAGGTAGCATGACCATGGATGTCAGCAGACTGAAGTCTTTAATTGCCGGGGAAAAGATCGTGACGCCTGTGATGACTCCGTCAGGCAATCATACTGCGTTATGGGCCGGTATGAAAACCATCCGCATTTAATCCTGAAACCCGTAATGCAAAATAAAACGTGTTGTACACGACAAAACGTATTGACTTAAAACACGCGTCACCCCTACAGTTCGTGTATGGGCGAAGACATACAGAAAAACATTAGCGGCGTAAGCCGCGTCTGGGCACACCAGTTTATCATCACCAATTTGCAGATTGTCTTCGCCGACGCTGAAATTGAAATGAGAAGACCGGTGTGCCCTTTTTTATTTGGACGAGGTGTCCATGGATAACATCGGTGAAAAGTGGAAGCGAATGACCCTTGAGTTGTTCAAATTCTTTTCGAAAACCATGGAAGAGCACGGCTATCCGGTGAAGGAAGTTCCTCACCCGATCTACCAGCCAAAGGATCTCCAAGAGATGTTCAAGATGCAGGGCGCGACCTCTCGTTCCCAAGTCGAAGAGATGATCGCATTCTCGATCGTCAACTGGGATAAGATTCGACAGCTCCCTAATATGAAGGGGCTTTCGCAGGAGCCTTCGTTCAAGCACATGTTGAATCACTTCCGTTACCCGACGCTCATGGAATGCATGAGGCGCGGAATGGCTGACATGATTCCCGCAAAGAACACAGCGCCAGCATCAACCGGGCACGCAACAGTGACCGCTGAACTTTCAGATGAAGACAAGAGGAGGCTCGAAGCATGGAAAAAGAACAGTATCGTTCTTTAACTCCAGAAGCTTTAGAGCTGGAGAGGATTGAAGAAGCTAAGAGGCGAGAGAAGGAAATTTACCTGGAGTGTAACTTCAGAAGCTCGATGACTGAGTACGATTGCAAAGAGGCGGGGCTCCCCAAGATCCATTGGGCAGTGAGCAAGCAAGACATCCACCCTGACCACATTAGCTTCATCAAAGAATACGTCAAGCTTTGGACCGTCGTTGACGAGGGTAGGAAGAGTGCGGACCACGGATTGATTTTGCACGGCACTGAAGATGTCTGTCTCAAATACATGTCGTTCATACTGCAAAGGGTATACCTGCGGAAACGGGATGTGTATTGCGGTCAAGTTTTTAATCTGGAAGAGGACTGTAAGAATCAGGAGAAGTACCAATACCTTTCTGAAAAGGCGGACCTCTTGGGAGTCTACGGCTTCCCGTTCTTCCTTCATGGAGCCCCCGCAGGCAGAGACGATCTTTGCGTCACGATGTTTCATCGGATGATCTTGAATCGTCGGAGCAACATGCTCCCTACTATTTTTGTTTCCAGTAAAAACCTGGAAGACCTCACGAAGCTCTACAGTAACTTTCCGTCGTACATGGTGGATGCGCTGACGAAATATAATAATAGCGTTGGGATCGTAGAAAAGAGTTCGTCATGAGTTTAGATCTAAACCTTCTCTCAGCGATTGTTCATGAGAAAGATTTCCTTAGAGTTCAAGACAAGGGTGTTCGCGGTGAGCACATTGAAGGTGCGGCTGAGAATGAGATCTGGAAGTTCATTCACGACTACTACCAGGAGTACCGCTCCACCCCTGCTCCGGGGATCATCCGGGAAAAGTACGATATTCAACTTCCAGAGGTGGATGAGAGTTTAAATTTTTGGATCGATGAGATCAAACGCAGAACCCTGTTCAATGACATGAACGAAATGTTTGTGGGGATCTCTGAGAAGATCGGGAAGGACGATCCGACTGGAGCTTACTCGGCACTCAGGACTTTCGTAAAAGAGAAAGAGCTTGAGCTTTCCACTGAGCTTCAGATCAAGTCGGTTGTCGATTTGAAAGATACCTTCATCCAAAGGTACGATGATGCCAAGGCCGGGAAGCGCGGGATCGTCACGCCTTGGAAGATCATGGATGAGTGGACCAACGGCTGGTGGCCTAAGGATCTGAGTTTCATTATCGCTCGGTCGGGCGTGGGTAAGACTTGGTTCATGCTCTGTACGGCGATTGCGGCGATCAAGTCGGGCAAAAAAGTTTTGTTCATCTCATGTGAAATGAGCACCGATGACATCAGCGGTCGCTTCTACGCGATGGAACTTAAGAAGCAGTACTCGGCGGTTCGTAAGGGTCGGCTCAGTTTTTTCGAAGAAGAAGAGATGCGAAGGCTCATCAAGGAGTACGAAGCCACGGCAAAGCTTGAGATCATGGATGGTGAGCGAGGACTCGATATCATCCGTATCGAGCGAGCCATTGAGAGATCTCAGGCCGACATGATCCTGATCGACTCGGCCTACCGGATCAAGCCCAGACAGAAGGCTCGCGACCGGTTCGAAGCTATGTCTTATGTGGTGGATGATTTGAAATCGTTTGCTCAAATTTACCAGAAGCCAATCCTTGCCTCCACTCAAGTGAATCGAGAGGGCGGAAAAAAGAAGGCTTCAAACGGCATGGGTCAAGAAGACGTGGCCATGTCTGACGTGATCAATTGGAACTCGACCAACATTTTTGGTTTGGCCAAGTCGGGCGATGAAGAGAAGTCCGAGAAGCTTGCGATTTATCCGATTAAGATTCGCGAGGCCGAGAACGAAAAGAAGCCTTTGATTGTTCACTGGGATTTCGTCCGCATGAATTTTGATGAGATCGGCGTATCCGACACAATGGCCCCTTCAGCTCGCTCTGAACAAGAGGACGAAGACGGGAGTCACTGGTGAACGATCAGGAACTCGAAATGATCTTCGACATGATGGGGACCAAGCTATCACGACTTGGGCTGAACAAGTCGGCAAAGTGCCCACTGGCTCCCTGGACCCATCGAAAGGGCGTGGACAAAAGCCCGAGCTGCACGGCGAAGGCGGGAGAGCCTGCTCTTTTTAAATGCTGGTCTTGCCAGGAGCAAGGGTCGGTGCGGAAGCTTGCCCGACTCTATGGGGTTCACTCAGGGGATCAGAGACCGTATCAGTTTGTTTGTGAGGTTGAAGGTGAGCGTCCACAGTTTCTGGACATGCCCATCAACGCGGCCAAACGGGGTTATGGATCCTCTTCCAAGCGGTATGGAACGAAGATCAAAGAAGAGCTTGCGAAAGAGATTACTGAAGAGACCATCCAGAAGTTCTGCGAGGAGATCCCTCAGTACGCCTATGATCGGGGGATGAGCCGAGCCCAGATTGATCGGTGGGAGATCGGATTTGACCCACAGGAGAAGCGGATGACGTTTCCCATCCGGGATCACATCGGAAAGCTCTTTGGAGTCTCGGGCCGCGACCTGACGAATCTCGTGAAGAACAAGTACAAACATTATTACGGGTTGAAGAAAGAGAAACTCTTCTACGGGGAGAGGCACGTCGATCGCTCCCATAAGACGGTACATATTGTTGAGGGGTTCTTTGACGTGTTCGGCTTGGAGCGGCATGGATTTAAGAACGTGTTTGCTTCGATGGGGACATCCCTCTCGATGATTCAGATGAAAAAGATCAAGGACTGGTTTGATGAAGTGATCTTCTTTCCGGACGGCGATCAGCCGGGTCTTAAGTTTGCCGAGGAGCAGGCACTCAGTATCTTTATTCAGCAGGGAAAAAGAGTGGGTATTGCTGGTGTAAAGTTGAATCCACATTACATTAAAAGAGACAAATTGTCAGGTCGATGGCAAGATTCTGACCATAGGTTTCAGTTGCTGGAGCAGCTAGTTGGAAAGGATCCATCAGATTGGACGAAGAGTGAGATCAAGCTTGCTCTCTCGAATCTTGGGTACTTTGAGTTGGGTCATGGAGGAGTCCGTTGTGATGTTGAGGATTGGACAAAGCAAAGATTTAACAATGAGTCGAGTATGCAAAGCATCATCGGTGGGTGGTAGTCCATGTTGAAGATTGGATTTCTCACGAAGAGACGAGACGCTTGCTGGTCGATTCGGATTCTGGCTCCCATGTCTCAGTTGAATTTCCTGGGGCATGAGTGCTCGGATGAGGTTTTTGAGCGCCAGGTTTATTGTGAGGCGTGCATGGCTAAGAACTTGCCGTGTGGTCCTTATGAGTTTCAATGGGATCAAGAGCAGGAGATTGCGTGCTCGGCCTGCCAGGCTGTTTTATTTCCCGAGAGCGATCTAGTTAAGTGGAAAGATTCGATTCAGAAGATTCTGGACGAGAAGGATATCATTGTTTTCCAGCGGCCCACTGACCTGGCTCATCTGAAGTTGATGAAGAAGGCCAAAAAGATGGGCAAGAAAATTGTCCAGACTGCGGATGATGATTACATTAACGTCCCCCTTTGGAACACGGGGCATAAGTATTACACCGAGCGACGAGGGATCATTGAAGAGACGTTTAGGATTTGTGACGCCATGGATGTCACGACTCCCTACCTTCAGAATCTTTATTCGAGCTATTGCAAGAAGGTTGATATTCTTGTCAATAGTCAGGACATCGACTTAATTGACGTGACTCCAGGGCTCAGGGAGTTCCCGGCTTTCAGCAAGAGCGGCGAGCGGCTCACGATGGATAGGTTCAATGAGATGCGACAGGGCAGGAAGTTCATCCTTTGGGGTGGATCGCCCACGCATGAAAAAGATTTAGAAGTCATTGTTGGAGCAGCCCGAAGGATCACGAGAAGTGAGAAGGTAGTGTTTGGGTTTGTGGGTTACATTCATCGGCAATTGATGGAGCTGATCCCAGCAGACAGCCTGTGCTTATTTAGTCTCGTGCCCTGTATGCAGTACTTCATGCTCTACAAAGGGATCAAGGCTGACATCGGCCTGGCTCCGGTCTGCGATGTCCCCTTCAATCACGGCAAGAGTTCGAACAAAGCTGTAGAGTATCAGATCATGAAGATCCTTCCCATGATGAGTGATCTGGTGACCTACCAGGGGTGTTCTCCTCGTGGGATTTATTGTGGCAATCTTGAGTACGAATGGTTCAGAGGATTGCGTGAGGCAGTCCACATGTCTGACGACGAGAGGTTGATCCGCGTTGAAGAGAACCGGAAGTACGTCGAGGACAACTACGATATTAAAAAGAACGTCACCCTATGGGAACGGCTTTACGGAGAGCTTCTATGAAGATGTCATTTGTTATTCCAGCGTACACCCGAGAGCAAAGACATTTTAAGATGCTCTTCAATGATTGCATCGACTCGTTCGTAAAGTTTCACGGTAAGGATCACGAGATCATCGTGGTCGAAGACGGCGGATCCATGAAGGCTGAAGTAAAGGCCGAATGCGAACGTCGCGGCATCACTTGTGTCGTGAGTGAGAAGAACTGTGGCTTTCCCATCTCGGTGAATAAGGGGATCCGGGAAGCCAGCGGCGAGATCATCATCTTGGTGAACAACGACATTGTCTTTACTCAGCCGGTGATTGAGCCTTTCAAGAAGGCGTTTGAGGTCAACGGTCGAATCGGAATCGTTGGGAGCTTGCTTTTGTATCCCCACGGCACGATTCAGCACGGGGGGATTGTTTTGGTGGGTCGCGGGTTCACTCACCGTGGATGGCACAAGACGCTCAACACGGCTCCAGAGGTTCACCATGCAGGTTACTTGATCGGTGTGACCGGCGCACTCTTCGGGATCCGCAAGGAGATGGTCGAAGAGATTGGGATGTTCAACGAGAACTACTTCCTCGCTTGTGACGACACTGAGTATTGTTTGCGTGCCTGGTCTCGTGATTGGAGAATCTATTACTCTCCAGCAATCAGAGCGATCCATGCTGAGGGCGCTACGAGGGGTCGAACTGATATCGAAAAGATTCAGCACCACCGCGAGTGGTATCTCAAAGAGATGCAGACCTGGAATAAGTTCCAGACGGACTTGGTGAATTATGATTTGTCGCACACTCAGGAGAAAGTGGCCCAGGCGAACGCCGAGATTTTAGGGATCAAGATCATGACCACTCAGCAGGGAGCCGATCGAATTGTATTTGAAGGAGCGACTGTGACGGAAAGTACCTCGAAAGCAGTAGGGAATCATAAGATTCTTGTCCGCAGAACGGGAGCATTAGGGGATGTTCTTTTGGCTACTGGAGTGATCCGGAAGCTAAAGAAAGACAATCCTAATAGCCAGATCATTATTTCAACGGTGTGTGGCGATATTTTTAAGAACAACCCGCACGTCTCTCAGGTGGTTAGGACCACTGAGGGTGTTGAGGCCGATAAATTTTACGATCTGGATCTCGTGTACGAGATGAATCCAAAGATGCCGATCTGGGAGGCTTACTCCAGAGCTGTCTATGGTGAGGCTCAGTTCGACGCGACCCCGGAGATGTTCTCAACGGAGAGTGATTACTCAACGCTTAGAGCGAAGATGGGATCGATTGATCCGGTGAGGGATCGCGTGGTGGTTCTTCATATGGCTGTGAGCTGGTCCAACCGGACGTGGCCAAGGCATCACTGGTCTGAGGTCTCAAGGCGTTTGGCTGGTGCAGGGTACAAAGTAGTTGTCGTGGGCCGAGGGGGTGACTACCGTTCCGATCTCTTGAATAACACGCTCAATCTCGTGGATTACTTAAACATCCATGAGGTGCGTGAGCTTTGTAAGCGAGCGGTTGCATTTGTTGGCGTGGACAGTGGAATGCTCCATGTTGCGCAAACGACCGACGTTCCGATCGTAGGGATCTTTACGGTGGCGAATCCCAAGCTCAGAGTCGTTGGCCGGTCGTCCAGGACAATTGCACTGGTGCCTCGGAGTGAGTGCCGGTTCTGTTTACACGAGAAGAGTCCGCCTGTGACTTTTGTGGAGTGTAAATTCGGAACGAACCACTGTTTGAGCGAGATTACACCGGACGACGTGATCCGCGAAGTGCAGGCTTCAGCGAGGCAGAAATGATTGGTTGGATTGCAATCTGCGGAGTCGTCTGTTTCATTTTGGGATACGTTGTTGCGGTGCTTCTTGTTTCTCGTGATCAAGATCTCATCCGCCTCAAACAAGATGAAGTGATTGTACAGCGACCGGCAGTAGGTCTTGTTTTGATTTCAGTTCCCCCGCATGTAATGCGGCGGCTCATAATGCAACCCGGTGAGTCAAGCGGCCACGAAGCTCGAACTCTGTATCCACGCGAGGGGTCAAAACAAAAATGAAAATTCGTGCAAATTGCTATTTACATTTTGTTAAGTGTCCCTCATAGTTTTTTCAACAGTACAAAAAGTAGTTTTAAATAACTCAAAAAGTAGAAAAGTAAATCGACTGAAAATCGACTGAAAATCGACTGAACAACATGGATAGGGGAAGTGATATGTCTTGGTTTACAAAGCCTGGTGATGCGAACAATGACAAGTTCAAGGAATCAAATGCAGCGGGAACTCAGCTCTGGAGATTCTGGTTGAAGCCTGGTGAGAAGAAAAAGATTCTTTTCTTGGGTGATGAGAAAATTGGTGTGCATGAGCACATGACGAAAGTCGGAACAAACTGGGAGAAGTTTACTTGCTCCAGAAGTGCTGACTGTTATTTCTGCGGAACTGGATCGAGATCTCAGTACACTGAGTATTCTACGATCTTGGATCTCACTCCTTATACTTCGAGAGATGGCGTTGCGAAGAAGTTCGCCCGTCGTGCTTTCGCAGCGTCTGGTGCAGCAATCGAGATCTTGAACCGCCGTCGTCAAGACAAGAACGGTAGCCTTGCAGGATATGGCGTAGAAGCCTTCCGCGATGGTGACAAGAGTCCGAACGTGGGCAATGACTTCACGGTGAGTGCTGAGAAGTACGATCCCCGTAAGTTGTTTCCGGAAGCCAAAGAGTTTGACTTCCAATTGATTGATTTCGAAAAGTTCCTTACACCGCTGCCCCCTCATATTATCGAGGCGAAGATGCGGTTTGGTAATGCGAACATTCCGACTCACAAGCGCACTGAGAGCACTGCGACTGCGGCGGAAGACAATTCAGATATCCCGTTTTGAGGGTATGTAGTCTGATTGTTTAAAGGGATTAAATAAGGACTTCCCAGGTCAGCCTGATGTTGACCCCACTATTCGTCGGGTTGGCCTGGGGAAACTATTGCCTATGAAACCACCACGCGGCCTCATTAAGATCTATAAAGGCGAGCTAGGACTTGCAGCCAGGGATTTCGTAAAGAACTCTTTGACGGTAGTTCCTGAATCGAAGTCATCATTTACTCCGATGCCTGATCCGATCCGGCTTTGGCATGATGATGGTGACTTCATTTACGTTCCTCGCGGTTACTACAATAGTGTGATCAAGAAAAGATTTGATCCAAAGATTGATTTTAAGTTTAGCTCTGGAGTTTCTGAGCTGAGGCCGAACACTCCCATCACGCTTCGTGAGGGGCAGGAAGAAACCATCTCCGCTGCGATCGATGCGATGAGAGCCCATGAGTTTGGTGGAGCAATCGTTGAGGCTCCTACGGGATCCGGCAAAACAGTTCTTGGGATGGAGACGGCTCGTCGCCTGGGGATGAAGACTCTGATCGTCGTTCATACCTCGGTGCTGATGGAGCAATGGATTAAAGAGATCAGAAAGTTCATGCCGAATTGGTCAGTGGGCGTGATTCAGGGCGCAACATGCGACACCCAGAACAATGATGTGTGCGTGGCAATGCTCCAGAGTTTGGCGCTTGGCGAAGATTATCCTGAGTACCTCTACGATGAGTTCGGGCTTTTGATCTTTGATGAGATCCACGTTGCGGCTGCGGCTGAGTTTAAGAAGGCGCTCTACAAGTTTCGCCCGAAATACCTCATGGGTCTTTCAGGAACGCTCAAGAGAAAAGACAAAGCAGAGAATGTATTCAAATACGGTGTAGGGGAAGTGATCCCAGCGATGAACGCAATCGCAATCCTGAAACCCGTAATCTACTTCATTGATACGAAGTACGTTTGGACGGGTGGGGCCAGTGCGACCGAGATTCCTTTGGATCGTCAGAAGGTGGGCTTTCTAAAGTCGATCATCTCAGATGCCGGTAGAAACGAAGTCATCATGCAGAACGTCGTGAAGGCAGCGACTTCTGGTAGGCATGTTTTGGTTTTGTCTGAGCGTGTAGGTCACGTCGAGTCCCTTCACCGTGAAGTTCAGAAGCGGCTCATGGGATCCAACATCAAGATCGGAATGATGGTGGGGGCTTCTTCTAAGGAGCAACGGGATTACTCGGAAGACGCACAGGTGCTGTTCGCAACAGTGCAGCTCCTGGCGGTAGGCTTCAACAATCCACGGCTTGATACCCTTGTGATGGCGACTCCGATTCAGAGCATGACCCAGGCGGTGGGAAGAATTTTAAGGCACCACCCGGATAAAAAGGCACCGTTCGTGATCGACCTCGTGGACGGAAGTGAGATCGGCAGAATCTTTGGGCGATCCAGATTTAGGCAGTACAGAGAAAAGAAATGGGAAATCAAAGGAGAGCAATGCTTACGGTGAAACTATGATGAATAAAGAAATGACTCTGCTGGAGTTAGTGGATTACAAAACGAAATTAGAAAAGGAACTGCCCGAAGGAGAGCTGGTTCCAGATGAAGTGACCGAGATGGCTGAAGTCGCTTCTCAGTTACTGGAAGGTAAGATTGATCAGGCTGGACGCTTCCACTCTGGGTTGGTCGGTCACATCGCAGCACTTAAGGCTCAGCTCGCCAACATGCAAGAGATGCTGGAGATGACTGAAGGCTTGATGAAGAAGGCCGTGGTTCAGTCCGGAGCTGGCAGACTTGATGGGATGGCGTACTCGATTCGCGTTCAAACGAACGGAGGGGCACCTAGCACCATCATCGACGACGAAGCCAAGCTCCCGATGACGTATAAGAAAGTCGTCATCACCAATACCTTTCCTTATACCGATGAGCAGTTCGTTTATTGGGCACGGGCCACCTTGGGTCGCTTGGTTGAGTGGAAGAAAGATTTAGCCGAAGCCGAGAAGGATGCGAGTCCATTTTACCGACTCGACATTGCGGACAACGAGCGCAGTCGTCTTGAGAAGTTGTTCACGATTGAGGTGAGCAAGTCTGCCGTTGCGGAAGCCATCAAGAAGGATCCAGTCGCCCTGACCGGCATCGCCCATCAAGAGCGCGGCACGCACCTTCGCGTTGTGCCGGGCAAGGCAAAGACAAAGGATGTGGCCAATGTCTGATTTCATGGCTGACTTAATTAAGTCGATCAAAGAAGACCCATCCAAGGTTCAGGCGAAAGCCGTCAAGAGCAGTGTTGAGACGACGGTTGAGTCCACGAAGTTTGTCGATGGCGAGAAAGTAAAAGAAGTACAACCCGTCACCGAAGAGAAGAAAGAGGTCGAGACCAAGTTTGTCCGGGAGAAGACTCTTTACTTGTCGGTCGATATGGGCGCGACGATCAATTTGGGCAACTTCAACATGGGTAAAGTGAACGTGAGTTTATCGATGCCGGTGGGCACTGAGATTACTCCGGAGCTTTTAGCGAAGATTGATTCCAGTTATTCATTTGCCAAGAAGTTTTGTGAGACTCGCATGGAGCAAGAAGTTAAAGAGCTGATGAGGCTGAGGTCAGTTTGAACGATTTGAATGAGTCTGCCCTCATCTCTGAAAGCACTGTCGAGATCAGGACCAAAGAGCTGAACTTGAGAAAGAAGTACGCCTTCGATCTCAAGTTCACTTATTGGGATGCAGATGATTTGAATTTTCAAATGAAGAAGGAAGGCACTAGCGCGATCACGATTCATCGGGCAGAAGGTGACATTGTCGTCACGAGTGATCCCAAGTTTAAAGATCCAGAGAAGTTTACGATCCGAACAGATCAGTTAATTGAGATGTTCGTGATGGACGTGAACGCAGTCAATAAGATGCTCTTGATTCAAAAAGAGTTTGCCGATGTGGGTGGCGTCCGAACGATGGGACTCACGGCTCCGGGCATCGATGCGATGGAGAAATGGTGCAAGGGCGTAGACGCTGAGATTGTCCGCATTGCTAAGGAACTCCTAAAGAAAGACGTGAAAGAGATTTTCAGAAAGATCTGGGTTGAGATGGGTGGATCCATGACCAAAGATCACGACCGAGTCGCCAAGCGGATCGATTACTTTCGAAAGATCGGGGAAGCTTTTCGGGCGGACCAAGAGAAGTGGTCGCCTGAATTGAGAAGGGTGGGCTTGAAAAAATGAGTCTCGCAGATGCATTTAGGGCGGCAATGAGACCAGAGCAGGCGGCGTTACCGTCAGGATCCCCTTTTGATTTGGTTCAGTTGATGAATAAAAAGCTTCCTATCGAGGAGCTGAGAGGCCCTCCGAGCCCTGAACAAACGTATCGGGTCTCTCATGTGATCAAGCTTTGCCCGAGGGAAGAGGTTTTGAAGTACATTCATCAGGTCTCTCGCGTGGACAAGGTGGATGCCAAGCTGAGGCGGACCTTCGATATGGGGAAGTCGTTTCACACCTTGGTGCAGAACGAATGGTTCGGCAAGTGGGGTTGGCTCCTGGGTAAGTGGGAGTGTTTGAACTGCCATGACATGTATCTGGATCAGCTTATTCCCAGGATTTGTAAGAAGTGTTTTCAAGATAAGTTCTTTTACCACGAGTTAGAACCGGAGAGTAAAGAGCACGGCATCACGGCTCACGTTGACGGCATCCTATTGAACGACGGCGTGAAGCGGATCGTTGAACTCAAGACGGCAAACTCCATGGCGTTCAATCTAGTGGCCAACATCAAGAGAAGGCCGCAAGACGCTCACGTCAAACAGATTCAAATGTACATGTATCTCACTGGGATTCACGAGGGAGTGATTCTTTATTTCGATAAGAACGAGTCGCTCATCCACCAGTTTGACGAAAAGTTTAGGCCAGATTTAGTTGATTCAATGTTGAGTCAGCTTCAACTAGCGAGAGTAGGCATGAGGACAAAGGCGGTGCCCACTCAGAAGGTGTGCGACACAAAGTCATGTGCCAGGGCGAAGTCCTGTCCAGTGAGGGATATATGTTTCAAGTGAATCAAGGAGAAGAAATGGCTAAGAAAAAAGTAGAAGCGTTGGATGCAGAAGTGACGACGGATGATTTCATTCCAGAGACCCAGCCGATCATGGTGGTGAATGAGTCCATCCGAAGGACTGGTCTTAGCTCGGATGAATTGCGTAAGCGCATCTTGGAGCTGGTTGGAAACATTCGCGAGAACTACCTGGAGCTGGCTCAGTGCCTGTGGGAAACTTTTGAGCAACAGAAGAATACCTCATGGGGATATTCCTCTTTCAAAGAGTATGCCCAAAAAGAACTGGGTGTGAAGTACGGCAAGGCCAACTACCTCAAGAACATCTGGATGCATTTCGGTAAAGACGAGGAGCTTCTGGATCAAGTGAAGTCAGTTGGCTGGGATAAGATGAAAGAGCTGACCAAGATCGTCACGCAAGAGAACGTGAAGGAGTGGGTTGATAAAGCCAACCTGCTTTCTTGCGACGACTTGAAGAAGGAAGTTAAGAGTCATCTCAAGAACCTAGTGCCGAATGATTCGCAAGGCATGATGGATATGGAAGGCGAAGTTCGTGGGACTCCGGTCGAGACCCAGCTTCACTCCCAGACGTTTCAGTTTAGTTATGATTCCAAGGGCACGGTGCTTTCTGCTCTTGAGAAAGTTCAAAAGGAAACTGGTTCGTCTGCTTCAGAGGCTCTTGCTTTGATCTGCGCCGATTACATTGGGTCAGCAGATGAAGGTACTGGCACCGATGCTGTTTTGACTATGGTCCGAAAGTACGAGAGTCTTCTTGGGCTACGGTTTGTTGTCTTGGATCCAGCGTCCAATCAGTTGCTCCACGGCAAGGATACGCTTGAGACTTTGGTCAGGACTGCACTAGCTTAAGGAGATCGTCATGGAAGATTCAGTCAAGGAATGTAGTCAGACCACAAAAGATATTCACGTTGATTCACTGATTCCGAATCCAGATAACGTGAATGAAATGGATGAAGACTCGCTTAAGATTCTTTGCGATAACATCTCGGAGGCCGGGTTCAATACGATGATCACGGTCGTCCCAGGTGCTGATGGAAAGTATCTGATCATGGATGGCCATCAAAGGTGGCGTGCTGCCAAGCGATTGGGCATGAGCTATATTCCGGCGATCGTCCAGACGGATGTGAAGTGGCAGGACAGTGACCTCTTTGATCTTCAGTCCTTCCGGTTGAACAACATCAAGGGCACCTCTAACACGAGCCAGTACGTTAAGTTTCATGATCGGATGGCCAAGAAGTACGGCGCTGAGAGTGTGATGCAGGTCTTGGCGATCACCGATAAGTCCAACGCAAAGAAGCTTGCTCGGATGGTGAAGTCGAGTCTGAAGGATTCCGGCGTCTCTGAAGAGGTTCTTAAGCAAGTGGATGAGGCAGGTAAGAAGTCAAAAGACCTCAACCAGTTCACGAAATACATGAACAAGGTCTTTGCTGACCAGGCCAACAACTCAATGGCGGGTTGTATTTTGTTTTCAAGTGGGAGCCAGGAGCACATGGTTGTCCATGCGAATGATGGATTGTTCAACGCGATGAAAGCAATCTCGTCGTTTGCTACAAGTCAGAACAAAAATGTGAATGAGTATTTGGAGCCGGTGCTCATTGAGTTGCTTGCGAAAATAAAGTGACGGATCTCACTTCCGTGTTCGATCCGTCAGGACTTCGAATCCTTTCGTTGTCCATACGTTTCAGTATAAGCCCAAGGGTATAGGGGAGCAATATGTGGAAGTGGATCTGTAGCCTTTTCAGTCAGCCAGCACAAAACGTACACGAAGAGATGAAGACAGAGATTTTCGTTCAAGAGGAAAAATCTGTAGAGGAAATTCATTTTGAGGATGCGATCAAGATCGCTCTGGATATTTCGAGCGACTTTGAAGGTGATGGCGGATTTGGGAACATCGTGGGCGACTTCGACGGTCAGTGTCTCACTTGTGGGGCATTAGGTTGGACGTGGAAGTTTGGTGAGCAGCAGAAGATGGTGCTCTACTGCGAGAAGCTTTATCCAGGATGTATTCAGAAATACATGCCAACTCAGGGCGGTCAGTATCTGTTTCTTTGTACGAAGCCAGTGGCGGGGACATCAGAAGAGATCTCCTCGTGGAGCAGTGGCGCGACGGTGAAGTCGCCGCATTACTCTGAGCTGAAGGCGTTCTGGGGCTCTTCGGAGATGACTGGGGTTCAGGTTTATTACGCGAAGTCTATTGCGAACAAAGCCATGGGGTATGCAACGGCATGGACGAAAGCAAGGAATGGATCGGTCATGGCTCCGACACTCCAGGAGTTTTGTTTCTTCTTTGACGTTGTCGTGAACAACGGATCTCTTCTGGGCCTGTCGTTCTCTGACGTGAGTGAGCGACTTCATCACAGCGGAGAGGCTGGCGTGATGGAAGAGATTACTCAATGGTGCGGGAAGCAGCAGAACAAAGACTGTCGAAAGAACGGGATCTACTGGAAGACATTGAGCGTCTCACAGTTGGAGGTCGAGCTTCTTGTGATGGGTTGGTTGAGATCCATGAAGTCGAAGTCTCAGTGGCAGGCATCGGTGATGAATCGTCGTGGACTTATTTCGGTAGGATCAGGTTACAACGAAGGGGTCAAGAAAGATTTTTATACTAAGTACCCTTTGTTGAAAAATGTAACGGTGGTGGCTCCGTAATAAAAAACGACTGATAGACAGACGTATCCCCAAAATTCTGTAACAATAAAAGGAGAACAGAAGCGGGGGTAAAGCCTTTGGAAGCTAAGAAATTCTGTGCGGTAATTGTGATTGGTGCGACGGTCTGGTTTCATGTGAAGGACAAACGTGTCGGCTTTGTTGACACTGAGCGTCTAATTCATTGGATGGACTTTGAAGCTGACAAGCAATTTTCCAGGATGAAGTTCAATGAAGGCCAAGTTGTTTGGCTTTATTGGGCGAAGGATGCAAATAAATTGGTGAGTGTGATGTATAGCAATAACGAGAAGACGGAAGACCTGCCTGCGATGGAGCCTATTGAAGTATGATGACGAACGTCCTGCTCGTGGCCATTGGTTTGGGAATCGTTTTTCTGATCTGCAAGCGACAGGTTCGAGATGCCTATCAGCGCGGGTTCAGAAACGGTCTCGCCTTCGGCATCAAGCATAAAAATAAAAAGGTTCCACCACAGAAGAAACCGCAACATCCAGGTTGATTCCTTAATACACTTTGTTATGTTCGTTGGATGGAACAAAATCAGCCTGCGTCTTCTGTTGATACCTCTGAATCTATTCCTCAGGACGCGACTCAGCCTGAGGTGACGCTTCCTCCTGAGAGGAAGGAGAACGATTACCTGGGCCATACTCTCACGCCAGTGGGATGGATGGAGCTTCGGTGGCGCGATGGTAAAGAAGTTGAGATCGATCCACTCGACGCAGATGATGCTCCTATCAAGCCTCTCCATAAAAAATTCAGAGACAAGCACCGCCAGGCTCTGATGGCGTTCATGGAAGCCGTCATTCAAGTGAGGACTATTGACCGGAAGATCCCGATTCTCCGTGAGGAGTTGATGGACAAGATGAAATTTGAAAAGCAGATCATTAAGGACTTGGTCCAGTTTGGTTTGCTGCACCAACAAGTAATTCCAATCAGTAAAGGCAGTCAGAAGATGGGCGGTCGGTTGGTGATCACACCAACGATCGAGGCCCGAAAGCTTCAGCGAGCCATTGAAGAGGCAATGAAAGATGTCATCAATCAGCAAGAATCCATCCAGCAAGAGACTGGAAACGATGGAGTTGAAGAGTCTCCAGAACGAAGTGTCGAACCTGAAGTTTGAGCGGAGCCAACTGAGGGGCAGAATTAAAGATTACCAGGATGCATTCAAGATCCTGGAAGAAGGCGTTGTCAGAAAGATTGAACTTAGGGGCGAGACCCGAGTTTACATTAACTGTGAGTGGTCTGTGTTCCAGAGACTGAAGGAAGATTTGAAATGAATGTCGGTGTGGTCCTTACAAAAGAAGAGGCAGTGGTTCCAACGAAGGCGCACGAAGATGATGCGGGTTGGGATCTGTACACTCCGGAATATGTCAGGCTGATCCCAGGAGAGTCTTACTTGCTCGGGATTGGAGTCTGCTTTGAGATCCCGTTGGGGTGGTTTGGAAAGATCGAGGGAAGATCTTCTGTCGCAAAAAAGGGCGGAAGCACCGCAGGTGGAGTGATTGACGCGGGATACCGGGGTGAAGTTTCAGTCTTGATTTATAATTTTGGCAAAAACTTGCTTGAGTTTAATGTGGGCGACCGTATTGCTCAGCTCCTAATTCTTCCGGTGCCACAAGTGAAGATGGTTTTAAATCAGTCACTCAGTGATACCATCAGAGGCGCAAAGGGCTTTGGCTCAAGCGGGAAGTGATGATGTTGGGAAGTAGCTCAGGTGGTAGAGCGCCGCACTGTTAATGCGGAGCGCGTAGGTTCGAGACCTACCTTCCCAGCCATTACTCAGGGTCATTTGAATCTTCATTCCTTTGTCGGAAATATTGTCTGATCTCGTCCCTGAGTCGAAGCTGCCTTGGGGTGTCCGTGCAAAGCTGCCACAGGCCCTGAGAGTCTCGTGTGATGTCGGTATGGACATCGAATTGATTCTTGCTGAGGATCGACCAACGCTCCACATACTTCCGGTCTTTTTTCTTCCCATGAAAATAATGAAGGATGGGTCCGTCAACGTGACCGATGTCTCTCTTCAGATGCTTTGAGGCGCGGAACTCCCACTGCTTGAGTGCGTTCACATAGCTGGGGTGGAGGCCACCAGGGAGAGATCGGTTGCCGAGTCCGAGCAAAGACATCGCCATGTGGTGGTCACCGGCTCCGAGGATCGCCCAGTCCATGAGTCCACCCACGGCATCAATCGCTTCTCGTCTTGCAGCCCATGCATAACCCGTGTGCCAGAAGCCGTGTTGCCCGTAGCCGTGTCGCTTGGGGTCGCAGTGTCCAGCCTTCTGAAAGGACCATCCAAATCCATTATGGAGTTGCATGGTTTCGTAGTTGGGTCCGAGGTCAATGCATTGAGAGAACATCTGAACGAAGTGATAGTGTTGAAGCTGTTGAACTGTTTCTTCGATCCAATCCTTGCGGACGAATTCAATGTCGGCATCGATCCACGCTACGTACTCCCAGGTAGAGGGGAGTCTGGAGATGCCGATGTTGATCATGTTTTCTTTGTGCCACAGCTCATCCCAGGTACGGAGTTGGACGTGAAAGGGATTGCAGGGCTCAGTGACTTCAAAGGGTCTGTCACCGAAGGCAACTTCTACGGTCATGAGCTTCGCACCGGCCTGCTTGATATGGTGAGCGAACTTTTTATAAAGTTCGTACCTCTTCCGATATCGGACGGGATTACTGATAACTGCAACAACGTAGAAGTTTTTGTCCATTTCTCACTCTCGGGGAAGGATGTTTGCCCTGATGATATAATATACATTGTATTGCATCAGACTAATTATTTTGTTTTTTTGTCATGTGAGGCCTTTCCAATGAGTGGCCGAACCGCAGCCAGCCGGTTGTGCAACAGAGGCTTGCGTGTTTAGGCGACCTGGATGGTCGCCGGGGATAAGACGTTTTTCTATAGATTTCATTTAAACACCAAGATAAGACACGGTGTGCTAATTAGAGAGTTTAAACTTAAACCCACCAAGAAACAGGTGCGGGCAATAGATACAGCCCTGTGGCAAATGGTGGCCGTATATAATACGGCGATGACTAAGTGCTTTATTGGCCTACGCACAGGCCAGCTCCCACATAAGTTTGAATTGATATCCGAGTTTTCTGGGCACGGTAAAAAGGCTGGACTGAATCAGGACGCTATTGCTGAAACGTGCGCCACGGTTCGTAAGGCTTTTGAGAGATGGCTTACGAAAGACGCCGCCGGAAAGCGATCCGGTAAACCACGAAAAAAGTCGAAGCGAAATAAAGTTACTCAAATCACCTACGGGCAAGCGTCGCGGGTACTCGCCCCGAAATTTAGACAAATCAACGTGCCCGGTTTTGGTAAGATTCGATGCTCGAAACAGGACTTGCCAGATGGGAAGATTAAGGGTGGCCGACTTGTTCGGCGTGCAAGCGGGTATTTCTTCCAGTACGTAATCGACGCTCAGCACGCTCAAGATACCATCTGCCCCGCCCCAGCGGTGGGCATCGATCCAGGGTTTAAAACTCTTCTCACTCTTTCGGATGGGAGAAAGTTTAATAACCCGCGCGAGCTTCGGAAGACGGAAGTACGCCTTGCTCAAGCTCAAAGAGGGAATAATAAAAAACTTTCGGCCAAGATATCGGAACGTCTTTCGCGGCAACGAAAGGATAGGAACCATAAGACTAGCCATGAGATTGTAAAGAACTACTCTGAGATTTATGTTTCGGATGACTCGTACCTGGGAATGCAAAAGACCTTTGGAAAGAGTATCGCCGAAGCCGGTCTTGGGAACCTTCTGAATATGATCGCCTATAAATCGCAGAACTGCGGTAGGCGATTCGTTCGGGTTGGTTCGAGGAACACCACACGAACCTGCGGAACTTGCTTGGCCCTCACGGGCCCAACGGGATTTTCTGGTTTGGGGGTAAGAACGTGGACGTGCCCGTGTGGTGCGGAACATGACCGTGATATCAACGCGGCTCAAGTCGTCCTCCGTTCGGGCCAGGGTATGGCCCCCGTCGAGAAAGTTTGCTTTGTCTGAGCGTGATGCGATGACACGGCTTATGTACCACCTCGTCCAGTTACATTTCGTAAGTCGAAGGGGAGTGTGGCTGTGTGTAGATTTCCTGAGTGCAAGATTATTAAACTTCAGAGATGGGGTTTATGTAACAAACATCGTAAGTGGATCGAGCGTGGTTTCTATGATGTCGATCTGAACTTGCTCAAGCCACTTCCGGTTGTGAAGCGGTACTCGGGCTGCAAGATGGAAGACTGCCTAGAGAAGCACCGGAGAAACGGCTTCTGTAGTCGCCACGACTCGATGTACAAACGAGGGTCGATTGATCTGAAGGGTCACCGGGTCAGGCCGCTCGTTAGGTACTCAAAGGATTTCGAGTGCATTAAGTGCGGAGCCAGGGGGAAGATCACCAAGGGCTTTTGCAAGCTCCACTATTCTCAATTTCAAAAGGGTCAGATTGGTTTTGACGGAAGTCCGGGGAAGCGGCCTGGTAGGGTCGCTCGCTATGGTCGGGACGCCGTCTGTAAGATCGCTACCTGTTCCCGTCGCCCACGCATTCGTGGGCATTGCGCTCTTTGTTGGTATAAGATGAAGAGGGGCTCAATCGATGCGACCGGAAGGCGTCTGGAGCCTCCCCTTTGGAAGAATCAAGGGAAGACTTGCAGGAAGCCTGGATGCGTGGAACCGGCTCACTGTAGGGGGTTTTGTGCGCTTCACTACTCAAGATCGAGGTTCCCGGAGCGGGAGCTGCTGAACAAGGGAAAGAAGTGCAAGGCTGTTGGATGTTCTGACGAGTCTTATTGTCGGAGCTATTGCATACGGCATTATGCTCGGTGGAAAAGGAGGCGGGATTTGAACCCCGTTGTAAGCCATGAATCAGCCGGAACGACATGACTGCGGTAATCTTGAGTGCTCAGAGTATCAGAAGCAAATGGTGCTGGACTCGATCGGCTTCGTCGTGACCGAGGCTTTTGCTCTGATTGACGAGCAAACCTGTGCGGATCCCGTGGAGGCTATTGAGTATGGTGTTAGTCTCTTGCGTGGATACATGAACGAGAGAGACGAGATCCGGCAGGCCCAGAGCGAGAGAGCCGGTCAGCCACTTCACTAAATAGAAGCGGGAACAGCGGCCTGCTCTTCGGCGACGAGTTGGTCAAACGGCGCGACTGTGTTTGCGTCGTCCTTGTAGAACTTCAGACTCTCTTCAGTCTCTTGCTCTTTGAATTCGTTGAATTCAGCCTGGGTCTCCATGCTTTCTTTGTAAGCGTGGAAGAGGAATGTGAGGAGACGTGCGGTCTGGAAGTCCACGTTCTTGTCGGGATGGACTGGGTTCGTGAGGTTCGCGGCTTCTACGCGCTCCATCAGTCTTCCAATCAGGATTCCAAATTCAATATCACGAACTCCTGCTATGTCGGTGAAGTCGAGTTCGAGATGTTCTGCCAGTTTTTTTACGTCTTGACTGTTCATCACGTCCGCATAACATAACGTAATGAGACGTGCCATGTTATTTTTCCTGAAACCCGTAGCAGGATAACGCTATCAGTCACAAGCTCTTCCCCGTTTGAATACGCCCGGCCTTCATATAGACTGAAAGGCTATGAGCCTATTCGAATCTGTTGATCAATTCGGTATCCCTGTCATCGAGAAGATGGTCCTCAAGGATTGGTCAGGCTACCAGAAACGGGTGGCGGACGCTTACTTGGCACGGCCCGAATTTGAGAGCGAGTATATCCCGAGCTGGAACTCTTTGATGCAGCACGTTGAAAAGATGTTCAAGCAGATGCAGTCGAAGATCAGCATCGAGTTTGTGGATGAGGATCCCTACAAGGATCAAAAAGAGATCAGCCAGGACATTGAAAAGAACAAGCGGCTCAAGATCTTCAAGGGTGGCACGACTCATCCGGTGTGGACGAATGAGCAGAATCTGATGTTCCGCGCCTACCATGATTACCTTTCTCACGTTGCTGGTGACCACTCGTTTGGCGCAAAGGGTGAGATCGCGTCTTACAATCAGCACGTCAAGATGGCTCCGACTGATGCGAGGCTCGCCCTTTTCACGGAGATCGCAGGCCAGGCCATGACTGCGACTCAGACCGGCAGCTTCCCGGCGCAGAAGATCTGCAAGCTCTGGGGGTTCGATTACGTCAACCTCGGGAAGATTGATGAGGAAGAATACAAAAAGAATTTAGAGCAGGTCAAAGAGTCTGTCGATGAGTCGGCACCATCAGGATATGAATTCCAGATTGGAAAGTTTGATGGGGATGATGACTTCGATCCAGACCCATCGTTTCAGGATTTCAAGATAGTAGCGATGGATTCAAAAGGCAGGCGAGTTGGATACGCGCTCATTGTTCACGTCGGCAATAAAATCCAAGCGTATGAAGTCGAGGTCAGTAAGCGGCATCAACGTAAAGGCATCGCCACCGCGATGTATGATCACGCACAAGAGCTAACAGGAAAGAAGATTGAGCCCTACCGCGACGGCGATGGTGAGCACATGCAGACTAAATCTGCCAAGGCACTCTGGAAACATCGTGGTGTCGAGCTAGAAGCCAAGGGTGATTGGGAGTTAGAAGGCTACACGTTCGAGACCGAGGTGGATGGCAATACTCTTTTCATCAAAGCAATAAAGGACGGGAAGAAAGTTGCTGTGATGGACGTGGCCCCGTCAGAAGCGGAGAAGGGAAAGCTCTATCCATTAGGAGTGAAGGTCGATCCAGAACATCGCCGCAAAGGATTGGCGACCGAGATGTACAAGATTGCCGAGAAACATTTCGGAATGAAGTTCACCGATGGTCATTACCAATCGCCAGAAGGAAAGAAGTTCCGCAAGAGTCACGACAAGAATGAAGACGTGTCGGCTTCAGACGGTACTCTCGCCCAAGAGTTCGCTGATAAGTTAAAGCTTGTTCGTTCTCGGCATGGTTGGGTGACAGACTCCAAGTTGCACAAGGGCAAGGGTTACTATTCGGTGGATGTCCACGCGGTGATCGGTCCAGAGCGCGAGTCTACTGTTTGGACGGTTGACATTGAGAACGGAAAGTTCACATGGGTAGACTTCTCGCACTCAACTCCGATTGGAGATTCCGTAGATGACGCCATTGATTCGATCGGCATCATGATCCAAGATGAGGCTCCTGCACAGGTTCTTAGAAAGAAGGTTGAGTCGGTCGGAGATGCGAAGCAGATTGGTGAGGTGAAGATCGATCCTGAAGCATGGATCTCTGATCCTATTGAAGAAGTCACCAGAGTTTTTTCTGACAAGGGAGATGGCATTTGGGACGACGGTAAGCGATGGCTGGCTAAAAAAGTTGATGGCAAGGTAGCTGGGGCCATTCGATTTTCGGAGTACAAGTCTGAAAATGATTTCAAGCAAGTTCCGTCAAAGACCCTGAGTAGAATTGATTCTATTTTTATTGCTCCAGAGTTTCGTCGCAAAGGGATTGGTAAGGAATTACTTCTTCAAGCGATCAGAACTCATGGAGCAGTCGAGAGCAATATGTCTGCGACTCCAGACGGTGACGCTCTTTGGAAATCAATCAAAGGTACTCCAGGTATAGAAGTGAAATACGATGATAGCTCTGAAGACTATGGCCACGTTGCGTGGAGTCTGAAGGGTGAGTCAACTGATCCCAAGTACGACGCCAGCGTGAAAGGTGCATTCGATATGCTGACTAAGCAGAAGGCTTGGATCCCGGAAGAAAAGGTATCCTGGGTAACTAAAGATGATTTGGTTTTCGATAAGAAGAGAAACTTATTGTCTGGATACAAATACGTTAAGCATGAACAGTTCAATGATGGTTGGGTAGTTAGGTACAATCGAAGGTCATATCGTCCGTTCAGTGTGTCGTGGATGTCTAATGAATTCCTTCCGGCTCCAAATAGTGGAGGAGCTAGGATGCACGCCAACACGCAGGACTTTAAAAAAGAAGAAGATGCAGAAGCGTACTACCAGTTCAGGAAGCATCAGTTGGAAGGTCTCGACAAATCTGATGTAAAGGAAGTGAGCGAGATGCGAACCAAAGACCTGAAAGTTGGTGGCAAGACGGTTGAGGCGGTTCTGTTGGCCGGTGGGCCAGGCTTCAAGATCTACCATGCATCCGGAGTAGACGGAGTCATCCTTGCTCTGGGTAGAAAACAATTCGTGGTGGCTGAGTCTGATCCAGATTTCAAAACAGTCATGCAATATGTAAATCTAAAGTATCAGAAGTTGTCTGATCAAGAAGCCATCAAACAGGAGTTTAAGAAATTGATCGCCCCAAAGGCCCCGGTAAAAGAGGTCCACGAGATGGATCCGCCTTGGGACGGGCTTGCGGAAGGCCAGAAGACTTACACGAGTGATGAGGTCGCAAGCCATCTCGATTCCATTGCAGAGCCAGGTGAGTACCTGGAGAACCAGCACGCAGACATCAGTCAGCACGATCGCTGGATCCTAAAAGAGATTGCGATCAGTGATCTGGACTTCAGTCAGGACAGGGTGGCGAGTGATGACTCTCAAGAGATCATCGACCGGTACAAGGGCCTGAAGTCGGAGGCTCCTCCCATCATCGTCGTCCCACAAGAGGAAGGTCTGCTTCGGATCGTAGACGGCTTTCATCGTGTGGCGATTGCCGACATGAAGGGTCATGCTCGGATCATGGCGTACATGCCTGCGGCCAGTGATGACGGCGAAGACCCAGAGTTGCCTGTTGATGAGTCAGATATTGTTGAGGCTGCGATTGATTCAGAAAGAGTGAACATCGACATCGGCGATACGAGGGGGATTATCTTTGTTGACTCCGATGATGATGCCGGAGAGTTTGAGTTCCATAAAACTAACGGACTCTTTGAAATTGATTTCATCACCGTGAGTCCAAAGTATCGAGGCCAGGGTGTTGCTGAGGTTGCGATCAAAAAGATTGCAAAAGAAGTAAGAGCTGACGGCTTTACTGGAATTTATGCCGATGTGATCTGGGGTGGATCGCTCAAAGCATTCGTGAATGCACTCGGGAAGCCGGACCATATGTCAGACGACATACGGGAGCTTTCCATGGAGAAGGCGCTGGCCAGGCTCCCAAAGACTCAGCCAGAAAAAGAAGACGGGATGTACTCCGCTGGGGATCATATCTCGGTTCGCTGGGACTTCCATGGCTCCGCAAGCGAAGGTCGCGATCTGGCCGAGAAGTATATGGATACGGTTGATGCCAGGAATGGCCCGACAGAAGTTTTTGTGAATCCATCCAGAAAAGAGATCCGGGAAATTTCCCAGGACTTCGATAGCGTCCGAGCATTCATTGATGGTGATCAGCTTTATGTTTGGAACCCGACCATTGCCCTTCACCAAGAGATCCGGGATCACTTCAAGCTGGGTAAGGACGCGCTGTCTTTGATTCTTTATTTGCACAAGGGCAAGGTGACCGACGCTCAGGTAACTGACAATTCAAAACAATCTATCTGGCACCACAATCCAGAGGTGGCCGATTTTATTTTCAACAGCCCTGCGTTGGTTGGTATCAAGGATTCGTCGATGACTGTTAGCTATTATGATGAATCGATCGTTGGGGATTGGTTAGAGCTAGAGGCTGAAGAGGCTTAGTAGATTTCCGACCACTTGATCTTTTTTGTCTTCAGGGTGTTGTCGATATAATCATCATCGGCAGAGTTCCTCGGTGTATCTTCCTTGAAGGTTTTCATCGTGCCCGAGCTGAGCGTTGAGAAAGTCAGCCAGGTTTTCGGCATCCCCTTGGTGAAGATTGAGTTTCGTCATGGCGTAGTTCCAGTGAACAAAGCCACCAAATTCATAGGCTCCCCGTCCCTCGACGCCGATGAAGAGGCCGGTCTTGAGAGGGAGAATTCCCACGGTGAGCTGACTGACATTCGCAAGCGCGATCTTTCCATGGAACGGAAGTTCGAGCTTGGTCCATCTGGCTAGGGTGGTGCGGCCTTTGGGCTTAGGTCTGATGGGCATTTATGATGCATAACAAAATGTATTATAACCAGCAACAAGGAATAAACTGAAGCGAAACAAGTGGGTTAGTCTGTGTCCTAGATGACGCATTGCGTATTGCGTATTGCATATTGCATTACATTTTGTTAGGATTTAAATATGAGCAACACCAAACAGTTCAAATATGCCCGTGAACTTTTCAAGCGTGGAGTTTGGTGATGAGCAAGAAACAAGTTGAGCTGATCAAAGTAGAGACCCGGCAGGCACTCGCTGCCGAAGGACGGACGGAATGAGTACCTACCCACGTTACGATAACAAGGAAACCTGCGAGCGCTGCCACAAGCCGGTGGACCCAAAGAAAGCGGTTTGGTTCGAATTAAATAATCACACGGGAATTTTTGAGGAATCGGGCACTGTCCCTGAAGAAGAATCTCAGGGCTGTTTTGTCTTTGGTGCGGATTGCGCCATGGTGGTCCGGGCGAACCGCGAGGGCTGGAAACA